CAATGTACCAACAAACTTAGTGTTTGTAGGTGCTTCGAATGTGCCTTCTGTTGTACGAGCAAACGCTGAAGTAGTTGCTGATTGCAATACTGTCAATGAAGCTGGAGATACAACAGCCCAGTTACCAGCACCACGACGGGTACGTTGAGCGATCAAGTTAGCAACACGGTTGATAAGAACAGCTAAAGCAGCATGTTCGTCACCAACGTATGTAGCTGTACCAGATACAGTAGCTTGGTTGTATGTGTACTCAGTTGTAGCTAGAGTAGCAAGAGACAATAGAATTTCTTGGTCAATTTCAGCAGTAATTTCTTGTGCTAAAGCTGCCATGATTTCTGCTTCAACGTCAATACCATGTTGGCTTTGTGCGTCTTGAGCAGCTTCAAATGTCCAACGTGCTTGCAACTTACGTGACTTAGCTTCAACAGCTTGACGCAAGATTTGCACACTGATTTGCTTACCGCCATTACCTTCAAGCGCAGCAGTATCGTTACCAGTATAGTAACTTGTGCTTGTATCAGCTTGAGGTGTACGTGAGTAAGCCTGAGCAATCAAGAATGGACTTAATGCTTCTTGACCAGCAACTACGCTAGTTTGAGCAGCACTGTTGTCTTGCAATGACTGAGCATAGCGAACACGTAGAGTGTGGATTTGACCAACTGGTCCTGTCATTGGCTGAACGCCTACCAATTCGTTAGCGATAACGGTTGGCATGACACGACGGATAACTGGAAGAATCACACGGTTTAATGTAGCGATGTTACCAGCAGTTGTTGTACCAGCTGAAGATTCAGCAAGTAGTTGCTTTTTGGTGTTTTCTAAGATAACACCCATTGTTGAACGGCGAGTTCCTTTTAGACCTTCTAACAGGGCTTCCTTGGTCTCGTTCCAACGGCCTTCTAATAATACTTTTGACATTTTATATTCTCCTAAATTATGTCTTTTATAGCCCTGCCAGGCGTTTGATATCGATAACGTTATCACGTTGTTCCATATCTACTTCTTGTTTTGCGGCAGATTTATCACCAGTTACTTCTTGTACACTTTCACGTAGAGTAGTCTTTGCAGATTTACTCTGTGTTCCACTGTTTAGAACTGCTGGTAGATACTTGTCGAAAGTGCTTTGCAACTTTGGTGTTTGCACACTTTCTAGTAAGTCCTTCATTACAGATGCTTTCTCTGCGTTTAATGGAGCAAGTAAATCACTCATCATTTTTTCACGCTGATTAGACTCTTTAATGACACGAACTTCACGTTCTTTTGTCTCAATCAATTTCTTAGATTGATTGATTACGTTGATAGATTCAGCTAATTGTTGGTCTTTCAATTGTAGAGCATTCATTAGTTTACGTGTTTCAGCTTTATCATTTAAATGAGTAACTGAGAACTCGCTTGCAAAACTTTCAAATATTCTACGTCCAAAGTCGTTCTCACGAGCAACCTTGATATCTTCCTTCAACTGGCTTAATTCACCCTTTAGATGTTTAGTAACAGCTTCGTTCATTCTCTTAGCAGATTCGGTCACGAAACGTGCCTTCAATGCTTCAAGTTGTTGACGACCTTCAGCAACTAACTTAACCTTTGCTTCTACAACTGCTTGTTTGTCTTGTGTGAATTCTTTAATTTCACGTGCCAATGCATGAACAATAAATTGCTCAAGTTTTTGCTGACTTTCCATTTGTAGTTTGCGTTCAGAACGTAATTCTTTAATTTCTTCAGCTAGTTTAGTAACCATGAAATTATTGAATTTAACTGCGCTTTCACGCAATTGTTGTTTAGCTTGTACGCGGTCTTCGTTCATTGCTTGTCTTTCAGATTGAAATTCGGAAATTTCTTCTGATAAACTTTCTGTGACCATTTTATCTAGGGCTTCTACCATTACGATTCTGTCATGTTCATAACGTTGTGCGAATTCTTCACGTAATTCAACACGTACTTGCTCACGTGCCTCATTTAACTTAGATTCCCATGCTTCGTTAAGAGCCTGGCCTACATCTTCGTTAATAAGTCCACTTTCAAGTAATGGCTTGATAGCATCAAACATGCTGTTTCCCCTTTATTTAATTTTGAGATCATTGATAAGACGAAGGACTTCGCTTTTCAAGTATTTCTCTACTTTCTTGTTGCCCTGTGCATCTTTTGCTATATCCAACAACTTATGACCATGACGCATATTCATCATGCCTTCATATATTGCTTTAGGATAAGCATTAGGAGCACTTGGTTGTGCAACAATATCCACGGTGACTATTTCAAAGTCACTTACTTTGCCGCTCATGTCGTCCACGTTACCGCTTCCACGACTTGAAACGCCGAGTTTGACACCACTCTCCAACATAGTAGCAACTAGTTGCCCCATTGGAGTTGGTAAAATCTTTAACTTGCCGAACCCATTTGCACCGTCCATCCACATTTGAGTAATCATATGTGATACACGGTCTAGGTTGATCTTTAAGTCATCTGGGTGATCTACTTCACCTAATACAGAATGACCATCTGTAATCTGTTCGTTTAATGTTTGTACAGCGGATTCAATTTCGGAAACGGGGTAAATACGCTCGTTAGCGTTTTTTACCCCGCCCTGAATGAAGATACCTTTCATATAAAGGTTCTTCTTATCGCCTTCACTTACACTTTCAACAACCATGCTAGCACGGTCAAAAGTTAAGTGCTCCTTGAGATACAAAGCCATTCTCTCAGATTCCTTCTTATAGTTTACGCTTTGCTGGCTTGCGTGATTCAGCTACAGGGCTCTTAGTATTGACACCATTGTCACCCTTTGACGGGGCCGGTGCCTTTTCTAGGTCAGCATTGTTTTGTGCTGGAGCATTTTTCCACTTAGTAGCGTCTTTAACTTGTGTTTCGCCTTTTGAGTAGAAGTTGCTAGGTCCTTTTGGACTTGTAGGAACTGTCTCACTAGCGCCACTGAACTTTACTGGACGACTGTCCATTCCAGCTTGTCCACTGTTTTGTAAACTTGTGCTTTTTGTTTGAACACCGTTGTCACCATGAGTTACAGATACTTTCTTCAAAGTAATTGCTTCCATCATAGCTTCTTCGTCATCAGCAGCGCTCATTTCATCATCAGCAGCGCCCATTTCATCATCAGCAGCCATTTCATCGTGATCCATTTCACCTTCTTCGTGACCCATGATTTCTTCAAATTCAGCCATCAACTGGTCTAGCTTATCTTCAATGCTTACTAAACGATCTTCGGTGCCGTCACCTTCCGTGTCATCGTCACCTTCAATGTCAATGATATCTTCGTCACCATCATCATCAAAATCAATTTCATCTTCTTCTTCTTCGGTCATGCCTTCTTCTTCAGCAGAGATTTCATCCATCATCTCACCTACTTGGCCGCCGGGCTCCATGCCTTCATCCATTTCATCGGACATTATATCTTCATATATTTCGCGGCTTTTTTCAACTACGATATCGTGAAATAATGCACGGGCTTGTTCTTCGTTCTCGTTGATAATCAAATCAATAAGTGTTTCAAATTTTTTGTGGTCCATTGTTTGTTTCTCCTAAGTAATGGCTTTGTAGATTTATTTAGTGAGTATTCACCAAATGTGCTCAATAAGCACGTATTTTTTACGTTTTTAGGAGAGATAAGAGATTTTACGCTGCTGGCGCGCCAGCTTCAGGCTTAACACCATATTGTTCGTGTACTTTTTTGATATACTTTGCTTTCTCAAAATTACGAACATCTAACATTTTTCTAAGTTTGCGTATCTGTCTTAGTGTTAGTTTTGTCTTACGACTTTCTTTCCACTTTGGTTTGCTGTTATCCGCTTCGGTATCTTGGTAGCCTTCTACGGCGGGATTAAACATTTCAAAGAGTTTCATAGATATGTATTTATCTTACATGCCATTACCTGATGGTGCTGGCATTCCACCTGGGGTGTTTCCAGCATCAGTTACAGGACCTGCTACTTCTGGACCAGCTTCTTGACCTTCTTCTGGCTGATTTTCAATGCTATCAGCAGTTTCTAAGTCAGCATCAATGTCGCCTGCACTAACACCAATATTACGTAAATCGCTACTAGTAGCTTCAACATCAGTATCTTTGCCGTTTTCTTCACGCCACATCTTCTCATTCTTGTTGATTTCTTCTTCACTTAAGCCTAAGAATCGTTCTAAGGCAAAACGCTTACTCATGTATGGGAACGCTTCCATAGCTTGAAATGTAGCAACTCTAGCTGTATCTAACTCACTTTGACGATAAGCAGCAAAGTTTTGTGGTGGATTAAACTCTAATGTGAACAATCCACTGTCAATATTAAACCCTCTCCAACGCAAGAATAGCTTAAATTCTTCATCTAATTTGTGGCTCAAATACTTCTGTAGTCGTTCGCAATATTGATTGAAACGGAACTCTTGAATCATTGCTGTACCAACACGGCCGTCACTTAATGGAGTAGTATTGTCATCAGGACCAGTGGGTAAGTAACTACTTGGAACACGTAAACCACGTGCCAATCTGTTATTGAAATACTTCAAGTCATCAATTTCACCAAGATTTTGACCACCGGGCAATACTTCAACACTACTTCCACGTCCATCTGCTGTGACTGGGAAGAAGTAATCTTCATTCATTGACAATGGATTGTACGTTGCATCAACGATTGCTGAACCACCATGAACTGATGGAATACGTCTTTGGTGAATCTCATTCTTAATACGCTCAACGAAAGCCATAGCTAAGTGACTTGGCATGTTACCAACGTCAATCTTAAACATTCTACGTTCCGGAGCACGTTGTACACGATAGATAAGAACCGCATCTTCTAGCAATTCTTTCTGTTTGTAAACTTTGAAAATGTTCTCTAAGATACTTTGACCAAAGGGCCAGAAACGATCTAAGCCTTCAGTTAAACTCAAGTGAACAATGTGTTTAGCATCAATTGCTGACTCACTTTGTCCTAATGTGAAACGACTACCAGTAGTGTTGTAGGGCATACTTGGAACAGTATATCCGCCACCACCACCGCCTCCTGAGCCGCCACCTGTACCACCTAAGCCAGTTGCTGGGTTAGCAGCAAAGTCTGAATTAGTTTTCTGTGCGACAGTAAGATTCTGTAAGTTAATATTAATGTCTTTGATAACATACTGTTCTGGCTTCTTGCCTTCACTTTCGTTAACAATAACTTTAATAACTTTTGTATTATCAATCCAGTATAATTTGAAGTTCTCTGGATCACGAACAAAAACTTGGTCTCCGTACTTGATAGTATTACGGAAGATTTTGAATGTTCTTGTTCCAAATTCGTTTAATTTACACCATTGTTGTAGTTGTGTCTTAAGCAATTCTACTTCGTGAGGGGTTGGATCCTCAGTAAATGCTAAGTTAAATGGTGTATCGTTGTGTTCGTTTTTCTGTGTACTGAACTCACTGATGATGTCCAAACATGCGTTGATTTCAGCATCAACGTCCATCATTTCATATTGATTATATCGTTCAATGCGATTAGGATGACCTGTATAGACTTCTGGAAGTCTACTCATATAGTTTTTATAACCCATCTCGTGGTTATTCCAGCCACCAGTACTTGAACCGTTCTGTCCTGGGCTACCGTTCCATGCACCGGTATTGCTATTTCCACCGCCTATTGGGCTAGAAATACCACTCTTATTCGTAAAACGTTTTTTGTAGGTCATAATATTATCTAGTATTTAGTATTACGCCATTGCTTTTACTAATTTGTCAGAGTAAGTATTGTTTACATCTAGCTTATCAATCATAGTATCCATTTTTTCTTCCATCATTTCAATAAGTGCAGCCATCATATCATTTAAAGCATTATTAGTTGTGTCTGTTGTACCTGATGTTGTATTCATTGTATTGCTTATAACAGAAGATAATGGTTCTTTGTCAGGTGTCTCTATTTTTATTTTAGAAGCAGGATCTGGTAATGGAACGACTGCTTCCCTACCATGCAATTCAACTGGATAACCTGATTTGGATCCATTAAACAATCCTTCAACCGGATTACTTGGTGCAGCAGGTGCTTTTGGTAAATCAAATACCCCGCCGTCATAGGCTTTTGGTAGTTCATTAAGTTGACCATGAATATGTCCACCGGTTGCTTTTGAACTAGCATTATTATATTCATCTTGTGCATAATCAATGCCCATACTCTTAAGTTGGTCAACTATCCTTGAGCCTTCTTCTTTTGATGGTGCTTTGGCTAACGTAAAGTCAAATGCTTCTCCTGACGTATGCTTAGACCCTGGCGCTTTTTCATTATGAAACTGATCGTTAAACCCAGTAAATTGCATAAACCCAGGTATATTTGATTGTACTTGTTTTGCAATATCAATTAATTTAGGATCAATCTCTTTATCTTTGCCTTGAACATCACCCTTTTTAATTGTCAATCCAGCATCTTTTAATGCATCGTTAGAAGATTTAACTTTTGTACCTGATGCTCCACCTGATGTAGGTGCTGCATTTGACTGTCCAGATTGATAACCGCGACTTGGAGCTGCTGCTCCACCTGCTGCCGGGGCCGATGAAGGGGGTGATCCTGATGTTGGGGTTGATCCGGATGTTGGGGCTGCCCCTTGAGAACCTCTCCCTCCTCCTGCTGCTGATGCTGACTTTTCAAATGCAGTTAAAGGCTTATTTGCCACCGCCATTAATTCTTGTCTAGCTTTTAGTAATTCTTCTTCTGCCTTTTTCTGATCGGCATCCATGCCAAAGCCCATTTTTTGTCCAAATGTAGCAGTCTCTAAAGATTTTGCTTTTTTAGCTTCGGCGGCAGTTATTTTATCTTGTGCTTTTTGAAGTTCTTCTTGTCTATTTTTAAGGGTATCTTTTGATTTTTTCTCGTCAGTTAGTTCTTTTAACTTTTCATTCCAATATTTTGTTCCTCTAGCAGCGGCAGCTTTTTCTTCAGCAGTTACCGCTTTCTTTTCTGCGGCAATTGCTGCATCTCTTTTGGCTGTAGTTTCAGCCATTTCTTTTTCAGTTGCTGCAAGACCTTCTTTTGCTACATCTAGTGGTGTTTTCTCTCCTAATATGGCGCCGGCGGTTGCAGTAGCAGCACCTTTAGTATCACCGCCTGCAAACTTATTAACTGCTGAATCAAACTTACTTACAGATTCAGCATACTTATTAGAGAATGCTAATAACTTTTTATCTGCATCAATTGCATCTTTTTGTTGTTGTAGTCTTAATTCATTTGCTTTTTTAGTTTCATCATCGGTTGCTTTTTTCTGTGCTTCTAAAAAATCTTCTTGGAATTTTGTGTATTCAGGTGTGCCTTCTTTTATACCTTTAGCAGCAGCCTGCTTCTTCATTTCATCTTCTTGTAGCTTTACTGTTCTACCCAAATCTGCTGCTGCACCAAACTTTTCACCTGTCTGTCCCGAACTAGCCCCTGTAGCTGCAAATCCTTGTGCATTTCTACCATAGTTTGCTCTAAGTTCTTTTGCAGCCTGTATTGTTAATTGAGTTTGAGTAGCAGCACCTTTGTTAAGTTTGTCAAGGTAATCATTACTAAAAGTTTGTCGTGCTACAATAGTGTCTTTATCTGTAGCTGCACCTTTAGTTGCACCCAACTTAGCTAGACCAGCAGCTTCTTGTGTTAACCCCTTAGCTTGTAATTCACTGGCTTGTTTTAAATAACGTTCTAGTCTTTCTGCTTCATCCTTATCTCCTGCATCTTCAGCAGCCATCATAGCAGCACGTAGTTGCTGAATGCCCATAACGGCACCTCTAGCATCTTCTTGTTCTTTACGACTTGTGCCCAATAATGTAGCTGTCTTATCCAATTCATCTAAATATTTGCCGGCGCCAGCTTGTAATTCTGCTTGAGTTTTACCTTGTGATAAACCTAATCTAGCTTGCAAAGCCATATACTTTGCTGCTTCTTCAGTTTGTTCTTCAATTGAAATACCAAGATCACGGAAATGACCGCCCAATGTGTCATTCATACCAGCAGCAACTTTTGAGAATTTATCTACACCTTCTGCTGCACCAGCAGCAAATAGACTCATTTCTTTTTGATTACTCTTTAATACACCTGTAAATTTTTCTATATCTTTTATAGCGAAACCTGCTTTATGTGCATTTTCAGTTAAAGCCTCTATTCCACGTGATCCATTTAAGCCGGCTTTACCTATATCCATATAGGTATTGTACAGCTTATCTCGCATCTCATTTTGAAGTTCCAAATTCTGATTGGCTTGCTCCAGAGCCAGTTCTTCTTGTTTTGCTTGACCAGCCTTGTATAATCCAAACAATGCAGCTAACGCAGTTAAGCCGGCTATAACCAAACCAACTGGGCCAGTTAATGCTTGAAGTCCAAATGCACCGGCGATTGCAGAACTTCTCAACAGCACCATACCTGCTGCTACCATTCCTAGTTGTTTAGTTAAACTAAGATAGCTATCAGCATTTTTACCCAATTGTTGTTGTTGGGCTTTCATTTCTACCATTAATCGTTTGTTAGCTAAAGTATAACCATCCGCACCTGTAACTAATGCACGATTGTATTCTAGCATACCGGCATATGATGCTTTTATTTGTGAGATAAAGGTATCAAATTCAATGTTGGCTATACCAATACCAGCCTGTAATATAGCAAATCCAGCTATAATACCAGCAGTAGCATCAGTATTACTTTTTGCGTTCTCCAACATTTTTGCTTTAACAGCATCTACAACACTGCCAAAGTCTTTCATACTCCCTAATGTTTTAGCGAGATTTTCTCCACCATTCTTTAAATTGTCTATGTTCCGTTGTGCAGCTTTTAATTCTTGCTCTTTGACTTCAAGTTGTTTGTATTGTTGAGCAGTTAATGCAACGGTTGAAGCTATTTGATCATTTAAATTAGCAGAAAGTTGTTCAAAAGTTTTATTAGCAAGTTGTGTTGCTTTGTATTCTTTTACCTTTTCGTCAGTCGCATCTTTTAAACCGGGTACAGATTTTCTAAGTTGATCGTTAACTTCTTTTTCAAGGTCTGCTCTTTCTTGAAGAACTGAATCTGCATCATCATATAAATTATCATGCTTGTTGATAGTTTTGCCAAGTTTGGCCATTTCTCTATCTAAGGCAGAAGCGGCTGCTCTTCCTTCATCCTGAGCCTCCTTTATTGAATCCATACTGGATCTGAAGGTTTCGCTCATCTGGTTGATCATATCCAACCATCTTGCTTGGATTGTATCGGGATCTACTGATTCTGCCATTTTATTTTATCCATATTTTTGACTAATAAATAGTGTACTTGTATTTATTGTTTATAAAATACATATATTTGGAGAATCCACACAATGAACAACCCTTTAAGACAATATTTTCGTAGACCTGCACTATATGTTACACTACCTAGTAGGGGTAAATTCTACCCTGAGGGCGCACTTGAAACTACAGAATCTGGGGAACTTGCAGTTTACCCCATGACCGCTATTGATGAAATTACTAGCAAGACCCCTGATGCTTTATTTAATGGTATAGCTATATCCGAAATTATTAAAAGTTGTGTTCCTGCAATCAAAGATCCATGGAAAATGCCTAGCATTGACCTTGATGCCGTATTGATTGCTATAAGAGCCGCTACGAACGGAACTGATTTAGAGATTGATTCTACTTGCCCAAGCTGTGAAGTTGAGAGTAAATATGGAATCAATTTAATTGGATTGTTAAGCCAAATGAAAGCCGGTGAATATGATAATTTATTAGCTATAGGTGATTTGAAATTTAAATTCAAACCACTTGACTATACCCATGTAAATCAAGGTAATCTTGTTCAATTTGAAATGCAACGTGATATATCAATGTTACAAAGTATGGAAGAAGGTAAAGAAAAGAACGATAAATCTAGTGAAGCTATGATTAGGATCTCCAAAATCAACATAAAAATGTTAGCAGATACTATTGAATATGTGTTGTTGCCAACTGGTGAGCAAATTTCAGAAACTGAATTTTTAGTAGAATACCTCGAGCATTGTGATAGAAACACTCACGAATTCATAAGAAAACATGTGGGTGAACTAAGAGAAGGTACTACTATTAAACCTCAAAAAATTAAATGTATCAACTGTCAACATGAATATGATCAACCATTAATATTGAATGTAACTGATTTTTTCGATTAAGGCTTCTAACTCTTTCCCCAGAAGGGGTACAGAAGCTGCTAGATGGTATGGAACAAGAGTGCAAAGATATTAAGAAAAGCGCATTAAAGTATTCTTGGTATCTTCGTGGTGGGGTGTCATATGAGGACGTATTGAATATGTGTCCTGAAGAACGTTTGGCTTTAAGTCAGATAGTAGAAGAAAACTTAGAAACAACTAAGAAAACACAACTACCATTCTTCTAACCGTAATTATTCATTTATCTAACATTGGGTGTATTATTAAGAGATGAACTACGTTCATCTAAGAACTCACTTCGTTCGTTCTTATTTCTTTCAGTATACTAAATCGTTTAAGACTTTAATTGTATCGGATATATATTGCCGATTAGAAGCCATGGTAGTGCAAATTTGCACCACCAATGGGAAAGGTATGTTTGCCATGACCGTCATCCAGTGTTATCTATTCCCCAAACAATCGCCTATTTCTGACACTGTTTGCTACCGGTTGCTCTGTAAAGTATTATGGGACTGTAGTGAAGCTAACAACTTTAGTTGTTTCTTCCGCAACGCACATTCTATGAAATCAAGATAAAGTATTCATAGACTTGTTGAAGGTTCGCTTTGCCGATTGCCTTCTCGGTATATCCATAGCTATTGCTAACTATGCTTACTCCAGATCCGTCAGCACAGCACAATCTGTACAAACTCAAGGAGGACTCACAACTGAGCCGTCAAATTTTTATGTATTAATGGTTAAAAGGGAATTGTTTTCTATTGACTTTGTGTCTGATGTAGAATATGTTTTTAATAAATCTGTATTATGTAAGAAGAAACTATCAAATTCAAAAATCATCCAGTCTCCGTGTTTTTGAGATGTGTAATAAGTGAAATTATCGGCAACCCATGTTAATTTGCTTTGTACTGCAATATAGCGACCCTTACGATTAAACTTCATAAACAGAATGTTTAAATCATCCGGGTCAGCTACATCCATAAGCTGTCCGATCCATGCATCAATTACTTTACATTCCCCTGTAAGTAATAGATGAAAAGGAAAATCAGCATAGAACTTGCATTCAACATTCATTTTAGTAAATGATTGTCCTGGCACAATATCACCCTTGAACGAACGAATCTGTCCTTCGTGTAATACTTCTGTTCTACTTTGATTCTTCCCGCCCACATAAGCACCAGATCCAGGAGCACGAATGAAACTTTCACCATATCTATCAGATAGAAATTTAGCGATTTCTCTTTCAAAACCCGAACCTTTAGCTTTTTGTGGACTTGGCATAGACATATACTTATCTGTTTAAATTGATATTGCAATAAAAAACAGTTTCTTCTACACATGTATTGTCATCCAAACTCAAACAATATTGCATAAAATTATATATATTTTTCAAATTAATTCCGTAACCGTCCCATTTATCTAACGGGGGCCAAAATGCTTCAGCCCATCCTGGTTTCCAATGAGGATGTTCTTCAGTATCTAACTTATCACAGGTAATCAATGTAGTTTTAAACTTACTCATGTTACGTTTAAATGACTGTGTACCTTGCTTACTAGCCATTTCAAGCGCGGCTTTTGCAACACAATATGTTCTATGTCTAGGTTCGGGCGGAACTATAATCTTTGACCCAACAGAACCTATATTGAATATTTGCCCGCCCTTTTTAGCATTTTGCCATGCCTCATACACAGCAAAATAAACGTTAACTTGTCCAAAGTTAGCCCATTCTTCGCTTGGCGGACCATCAAACGCATTGTTTATGAATACATCATAATTTAAACTCAATGCAGCAATACGCTGTTGATCTTCTGGCTTAGTAATATCATATCCTTCAGAACGTCCAATGCTATCGGCACTAAACTGTTCAGTTAGATATCTACCTAACCCTTTGTTACCACCTGTAATTAATATTTTCATTTTATTCCTTAATTAGTTAACCAGCCTACTGCGTATTCTTGGTCTACAACATTGCTATTACACTTCATGCCGCATTCTACCCAAGTCTTAGCTTCATCTTTCCATCCTTGACTACACTTTTTCCATAACGGATCATTAATAATATCAGTAAATGAACGATAACGAATATTCATTCTTTCTCTATAGATAGCAAAAAATGTATCTTCCCAATCTATAGTTTTATTTTTATAAGTTAAATCTTTGTATGGAAAACTTAACCAAGAACAGGGAAACACTACACCTTCAGCATTTACATATATTCCCCTATTGCCAATTTCACACATAGGAACAATAGGTTGATTATCATATTCTTTTTTAACTTTATCAAACATTATTTGATTAGTTTGCATGTAATCATCAGTATCTTGTATCCTGCCACTAATGTTATCTATGCTTCTCTCATATCTATGTGTAGAACTAATCCATTCGGGTCTAGGCTCTAACGGGTCAACATCAGACCCATATGAACCGTATTTGCTACCAAACTTTGTACTTTTAGTAATCTGTACCGAATCCATTTCTAATGCTAATGCATGATTTTTTATTTTATCTAAGTGATCTTGGTTAAAACTAAACACAATAACTGCCCAAGACAAAAATACTTTTTTGTTAACTTCACGCACAGCCTTAATGCCGTCAATGATACTATCAAACTTGCTGTTTACTCTGTATAAGTTGTTGGTTTCATTATCATAACCATCAACACTAAAGTTAATGGTATCACGTTCATCCAAAACTTTGGCTAGTTCACTCCACCATTCTGGTTTCTTATGACTTCCGTTAGTAATTATAAACAAGTGTATCTTTGAGTTTTGTTCTTTGATGTACTTGCAAATCTCTATAAATTCTTTACAGTAGATAGGATCGCCTACATCACCACACATTGTAATACGTTTAACGTTATTTTGCAACATCTCTGGGGTAAAAAACTTCTTTATGAATTCTAAATCCATATTGTAGTTTAACCAGGGAGTATCTGGATATTCAGTTCTAGGACAGCGTGGGCATTTTACAGCACATACTGCGCTAGGTTCAAGATGCCAATGATAGTACTGCCAGTTTATTGCCATACTGTTAATTCTCTAATATTTCTATTATACATTACATTTAGTACAACATCAACTACACTATTAGGATTTAGTTTTGACACGGAGAGATGCTTAATCATTGGGGTGTCAACTGGCCCGGGACTAATCAAGTGTAAACTACAACTATTATGTTCCCATACTAATTTTCTAAACATCTTTTCTAATGCAATTTTGTGATCACGATAAGGCCAGGGCAAGTCATTTAATTCTATTTGGCTGCGAGGATAGCTTGTGACTACACTACCTATACTAATTATTTGTTTAGTAGTATCTTTCCATTCAGAATATAAATCTTGTAACAACAACGCCTGTTGATATTCACAGTATGCATTGTTTATAAAAATATCACAATCTTTAGCTGCATAAACAATACTAGGAATATCTCCAATATCATATCCGTTACTTCTACTTAGACCAATGATTTCATTATCTTGGCTTAGTCTATTAGCAAGTGCTAATCCTATACCAGATGTATGACCTGTTATTGCAATTTTCATTATACTACTATAGTGTTATTTGCTTATTAACTCAAGCTGATTGGGTTATTGGAAATATCTTTTTACTAGTTGGTTGTTGGCTTAGACAGATTTCGGCCAGTTTCTTTAGTCTTGACAATTCTTCTCCTACCCTAGGCATAGAATAACCTAATGCATAAGAAGTCTCATGTATTTCTAATCTTCTTCTAATTCGTTCTAATAAGGTGTTAGATGGATTTAATCCTGATGTCCATCCAAATAAACTATCCATTCTGATATTACTTTCAAAATTTAATTGTAATTCATCTGCCATTGACATGATAGGGGTGTTTTCATATAAGTGCATGGTGTAACCCCAACGCATCATAAAAATTGTACCCATATCAGAATATATCTTGTACTTATGAAGTGCATCTAAATTATCTTGGTGATCAGCTAATGTCTCGGTTGGATAACCAATAATCATTAGTACTACGTTTGGTATTCCCCATTTTGCACATTGTTTAAAATGATGTTCTATGGCATCATTTGAAAACTTCTTCTTCATGTGTTTACGTACATTGTTACTAAAACTTTCTATTCCGGTAGTAATTGTACTGCACCCAGCTAAATGCATCAATTCATACGATACATTGGAATTAGTAGAATTGTCCCTGCAAATAAATTGTCCGCGATAATTGATAGGTTCTAATGCAGGATCTTTTTGTTTCTCATCGTACAATAATTCATTGAATCTATTAAAATTAGTTATACTTCCGTTTATTAAGCTATCGGTAAACTCAAACTCAGTGGTACCGTGTTCATAGAAATGTTTTTTTATTTCAGCCACAATACTTTCGGCTTTTCTAAATCTAAATTTAGGCCAAGATAATTCAACATCACAAAATGTGCATTTTCGTACACACCCTCTACTACCCGTAATTAATACCCTCTTTTGAAAATAGGAATCTATATCAAAAAATTCATATGTGGGCATGGGCAGGTCAGATATATCTTCAATCTGTACTGGATTGTTTTTATTAATACCAGGATAATCTGCGGAGTCTTTTAATAGACTGTCAAAGGTTAACTCACCTTCACCAAATACAATATAATCAGCAATATCTAATTTTAATAGATACTCCCCAAATATTTCTTTATTATTAATATTTGTGTCGGATGATAATGCTGGACCACCTAAAATGGTGGTGATATCAAATACTTCATTATACCAACGCAACGCTAATTCAGTAATACGATTACTATAATAACTTAATGCACTAAAACAAACAAACTTAGTGTCTGCTGTTATTAATGTTTTTAAATGGTTAATGAATATAGTTTTTATCTTGTCATTTAATTCTACTGGCAACTCACCGGTAAACTCACACCAGGCTTCTACTACATTCCATTCTTCTTCAGCTAACTCTTTGAATAATTTTAAATTAAAATCAAAAATAATAGGAGTGAAATTGTTTTCTTTAGCGATACTCGCTAGTATTGCCAAAGCAGCCGGAGGAAAAGTAGTTTCTATTTTTGGTAAGGAAATTAAAATTAAATTATTCATTTTTGCTCAAAAGACTTTTGATTTCTGCAACTAGATCAGGATATAAGTTCTTTATTCCGATATATTTATCGTAGAACTGTTCTGACTTATCTATCTGATCTTTAAAATAATGCAATCTTCCGTCAATATCACTTTGGACATAGTTACTCGCAAAAACTTCAAAACTCTCAGGCATACTTATTTTAAAACAATATTGTTCAAATTGAACCTTTGCATGAAACCAATTTACTAAATGCTCGTTTAATCTAATCTTTGGTCTACGCCATTCAGGTGTAAACTCAACTACAATTTCAGCAGGCAAAGTATCATAAGACGCAAATATGCTAGTAGTGTTCTCGCTACTAGCAATTATTTCCCCGTTGATAATTACCTTGATACTATCAAAAGGGATTTTGTCAAATACTTCAATAGAATTTGTCATTCTATGTCTACCGCTGTATTATAACTTGTAAAGCCGTTTTCTTTGATAACTTTCAATACGTTTGGTACTCGTCCTGCTAATTCTTCACGATGTGACACAAGCCAAATAGACTTTTGTCTACGACGGCTCATCTCTTTAAGAATAGCAATACTATTTTCAACACCCATTGTATCTAACCCACTATCAATCAATTCATCAATAAACAATGTATTGATTGGGCTATATAAGTTCTCCCAAACATCACGAAACGCAAAACTCAATCCTAAAATCAAACGATTGCGTTCACCGCGACTTAAGTTATCAAAGTCAAGTTCACGACCTAATTCCGTAATCTCAACTTGTAAATCATTTTTGAATATTACTTGATGTGGCAATCCAATCTTATCTAAGTAATGTGTCAATCTACCATTCAAATATGATAGATTCTGGTCAATAATCTTTTTACGAACAAAGCTATCTTTGCTGGTTAATATATCAAGCAAGAACTTCTGATGTTCCATAGTGCGTGTCAATTGATTAATCTTATCAAAGTTAATCTCTTGTAATGCTTGGTTCTCCATCTCTGAAATCTGTTCACTATATGGATCAACTTCTTCACTTTTGCGTTCAATATCTTTGATGATATTCTCAAGTTGGCTACTATGCTTGACTGCCTGTGCTTCAGTATCATAATATGTTACTGGCATAGTACCTAACTCACCCAAATCTTTTAATGTTTGAGTATGTTCTAAGTATTGACCATTCGTTGCCAAAGCCTGCAATGAGGCTTCTTGTAATGCTTTTACCTTCTCATCCAACACAGCTTCATGCTTTTGGTCATGAAACTCTTGTCCACAAGCATAGCAAGTGTGATTTTTTAAATCACTAATTTCTTTTGTTAGTTTGTTTATTAACTTTTCTTCTTTGGCTTCATCAGCTACACAACGGGCAATAAGTTTATTGAGGTCATCAATAGTCTTGCGCTTTTCATTGTATGCAGTTAAATCTTTATGAGCCTGTAATTCTGCTGCGATATCAATGGTAATCAACCGTTGATACTCTATAGCAAGTTTCTCTAAATCCTCATCGTGCTTCATCTTCCACAACTTCTGTCTACGTTTAGTAGAATCAATTTGTTCTTTTACACGCTTATTGGCTTCTTCAATTGCTTTTACTTTGAATTCTTCTTGCTGAATGTCATCTTTGCTGTCTTTAATCAGTCCCTTAATGACTTCTGCTTTTTCTGAAAGCAATGTAATACCCAATAGTTGTTCAATGATATCACGTTGTTCATTATTTTTAAGAGCAAGAAATGGTTCAGAGTAGGTGTTGAGTGCTACGATATGCTTAAACATATCGCTACTCATATGGATCACCTTTTCAATAGATGCTTGTGTTTCTTTATTTTCACCTTGAGCATCATCCAAACCTTTTTGTAAATCACTGTTTACATAGAATCGTAGGATGTTTGGCTTACGCCCGCGTTCAATCTTGTAATCAATACCATTGACAGTAAACTCTAATGTTACCATCATGTTTTTGCCATTGGTACGATTAACTAGATTATCCTTACGAATACTGTTAATGGGAACACCAAACAATGCATAACTCAATGCTTGAATCAATGATGTTTTACCCGTACCATTACGAGCACCATCACCACCTAAGTCTAGATTCTCACCTAGGATAAGTGTTAGTTCTTGTCTGTCAAAGTTTACTGCTTGTGTTACTTGTCCAATTGATAAAAAATTACGAAGGGTTATGTTTTTAATTGTTATCATAGATTGTTATAAATTTCCAACAAGATTCGTTTATCAAATGCATTACTTTCAATACTATTGATTTGGTCAATAATGATTTGGTCTACTGATTCAAACTTCAAATCACCCCTACCCTCTTGTTCAACTTGGTCTACTTTCATTGGTATCAATGCCATCTCTCTTAGTTTATGTTCTGGAATTAATGTTTCACGTATGAAATTTGCTTCCTCATACGAAATATCAATATCAAGATGCACTCTAACATGACTATCAGGTAATAGCAATCCCTTTGGATTTTCTAAAATATCACTTAACTTATGGACACGATATAGAGGTTGTTTAGGCCAACTATGAAAGACAGGATCTTGTCCCCATTCCATTACCATCATACCACGTGCATCATCTTGTGCGTCAGCATAGTTATGTGGGAAAGCATTGCCGATGTACCAAACATTAGCACGGCTTTGACGTTTATGAAAATGCCCACTAAAGACATAATCAAAATCTTTCATGTGGTCTGTGTTAATCTCACCATGATCGGGCATCTCTACCATAGCATTCATATAGAATCTAGGCAATTCAAAATGTCCAAACATATATTTGCCACTCAATTTCTGAACCTTTTTGTAATCATCTTGTACAAGCCAGGGAGCAATTACTACATCTCCTTGACTGAAGAAGTCGTTGATGATTTGTACGTTTGGTAAATGTTTAGCCCACTCAACACTATGAATGTCCCTGCGGTCACGATAATAAAGGTCATGATTGCCCGGTATAAAATATACCCGATCAAAGTTATCATTTAGTTTCTCCAGTGCTTGTAATCCAAACTGTAATGTATGGATGTTGATACTTGCTCTATGATGATTATAATCACCTAAGAAAAAACAAGTTTCGCATCCTTCATTTTTGGCTTTGGATATAAACCAATCAACAAAGTTATTACAGTCTTGGTTATGCTGTAAACTATTTGACTTCAATCCAAAGTGAATATCGGTGAATACAGCGGCTTTTTTAAAAAGGTTAGTCATTCTTCTATTGTATAATAAATGATGTTGCCGTAGCAACATCATTGGACAAATTATTCTTCGTAAACCACGGAACTCATACCAGCACCTAGCCCCTGACGAGTCCAGCTTGGGTTAAGTCCATTAATTTCTAAGATATCATCACGGATATTTTGATTACGCTTCTCCGTATTTAATACACGACAGAAACTATTTGTAATTGCTGCGGTATAATAAGCGAATGGATTGGCTGATTTAGCTTCATTGAAACGTAATCCAACATATGTAAGTTGTAGAATGGCTGAATTACGCATCTCATCATTATATGTATACCCACGCCAATTATATTTCATGGCATATTTTTCGCACATCATAATATACATACGGGCAAGTTTGTTAGTTACTTGTCCATGATCCTTGCTGAATTCTCCAGACTTTAGATCACCTTTCCAATGACTTTTGCCCACGCAAT